TACGTTTTGTTTTTTCAATAAGTAGATTATATAACTCATTGAAAGTTATATTTTCCATAGTACATTCTTCTTGATCTGCTAGGTTTGCACTAGATACCTTATCACTAGTATGGTTCGAGGTGTATTTACTTCTGCTCATCTAACGTTATTTAATGTCTTTTGAATAAATATTAATGCATGACCCACAAGGCACCTACGCGCAAGCGTAAAAATGCAGGTTTGGAGGAGATCGTCGACATAGAAGACTCAATCCAAAAAAATTGGCTTTTTAATTTTAAAATTAAAAAGCCCTTCTACTTCAACACTAACCACAAGGCGTTTTATGACTGTATAAAGCGTGAAGAAACCAATATGGTTTTTGTGGATGGACCGGCTGGTAGTGCTAAGTCGTATATTGCTGTACTTGCTGGTTTGGAGCTTATAAAGGATCAGAAGACAAAGGGTATAACCTATATACGATCTGTTATTGAATCTGCCTCTAGATCGATTGGTGCTCTACCCGGCGAGGTTGATGACAAATTTTTACCCTATGCAATGCCCTTGCTTGAGAAAGTAAAAGAAATTTCCGGAGACGGAACGTGTGGTTCGCTTCAAGCTAATAATATTATTCATGCCGTACCTGTTAACTTTGTTAGAGGTCTTACCTTTAATGATTCTATAGTAATTGTTGATGAGGCACAAAATCTCACTAAGAGTGAGCTCATCACTATTCTAACCCGTTTCGGTAAAAATACAAAGTATATTGTATGCGGTGACCTTAAACAATCTGATATCGGTAAAGCGTCGGGATATGAGGATATATTTAAGCGTTTTAATAATCAAAAATGCGTGGAAAATGAAATCCACACATTTAAGTTCGGTCAAGCTGAAATCGTAAGAAGTAAGATTTTACGATTTATTGTTGATATATTGGAAGCTTCTAATTAGCCCCAAGAAGTACCTGAGAACCAGTTACCCTTACCAGAAGAGGTATTAGGACCTACGTGCGCAGCTCTCGGATTAACCTCAACCTGTGAGGTATTTTCTGTTTGAACAGGAGCTTCTTCCTGCATAATAACTTGCTCAATAACCGGTTGAGGTGTAGTTGCTTCCTGAACTACATTGTAACTACTATTGTAAAAAGCTGAATTTTCATCATGTTCAAATACTTCAACTTTATCCACCCAACATCTATCATTGGTTAATTCTTTAACGTAACTATTTGCAATGCTATAAACTACTTCTGCTACGCGTTCAATACCAACACCTTTATCGAGTACACGAAGTTGAATAATGCCCTTTCTATCAAGCTCTTCGAATGTTGCTAACTCCGGATCATCAGCTGCTACGGTAGTAGTATGATCAAATACATGTTGTAGTTTAGCTTTGAGCTCTTTAAGTCCGCCGAAGTCTACTGCCCAGTTTTTATCGTCTAGTGATGAAGCATTAAACCAGAGTTTAGCTTTGAGTTGATATCCATGAAGGAATCTGCAGTGTGAATGTGATGCTCGCCATTGTCTAAATGCGCATGAACCGAGCTCGATTAATTTCGTTGATTGAAATTCTGTAGTCATATTAATAGTATAACCAGTAAATTTAATTAATCAACTACTAAATAGAAACTCAGAGTTCAGAATAAGATCTTCCGTTCAGGTCTCTACAATCCACTTAATCAAACCAAAACACGATTGCAAGTGATTTTAGGGATTTTTTTTAGACTTACCTGATTTTTTGTTAGACTTACCGGCTTTACTAGAGTAATTTTTATTTTTAAGAATTTGTAATCGTCCCCCTTCAATACTATAAACTACTGGATTAGTTATTGGAGCTCCTGCTATAGGTTCACCTTTATTATCATAGTCTAATTCCGATACAGTTGCAGATCCACGTTTTTGACTACCTGTTTTATCAGAAAGATCTCTTAAATAGAATCCTTCATCTTCAAATTGTTTTACCATACGCTTAAAGAATGGCATTTGTTTTAATTGTTCGGCTTTGTATCCTTCTTTACCTGCTTGCGTGATTTCTTTCGCACCACCTACTGCACCCTTAATATATCCTGTTGTTACAGGAAGAATTTTTTCTGCAGCTTTACCAGCCATGGCCAATCCCCCGCTCGCTAATTGAGCAATCTTACCGATAAAACCTTCTTGAAGCAATTCTTTCTGAGATAATGTACGCATAATTATATTTATAGTTGATTATACTATTACATGATATTATAATTGTCAATATGGAAGAATTTGAAGATAATGTAGGTGAGGTAGTAAAGTTACCCTATGCTAACGGTAATGCTCCTCGATCTGAAAAGGAGAAACAAGCTATTATTAAAAGAGCTGCAAAAGCATATGAAAAGTATATGGACGCGCTTGGTTTTGATTGGCGTAATGATCCGAACTCCTCTAATACTCCTATGAGAGTAGCAAAGGCTTTTGTTAATGATATTGCTTCAGGCTGTTATAGCGAACCTCCAAGTGTAACAGCATTTCCATCAGATGGTTATGATGGTGTTATTGCTCAGTGTAATATTCCTGTTAAATCTCTTTGTTCGCATCATCACCTTGCGTTTACTGGTGTAGCTCATGTAGCTTATATTCCATCAATTGATGGTAAAGTTATTGGGTTGAGTAAATTGAATCGTATCGTTGAATTTTATGCGCGCAGGCCTCAAATACAGGAGAGCTTATGTGTACAGATACATAATGCAATTAACCTAGCTTGTGAAGGTAATCTTGGAGTTGCTGTTGTGGTTAAAGCTCAACATACGTGCGCGTGTTTGAGAGGTGTGAAACATGATGGCTGCTTTATGATTACATCGAAGCTTACTGGCGATTTTCTTTCTGATGATAAGACACGAACTGAGTTTTATAAGTTCATTGATATGGCTTCAAAGTAAGGGAACTTACATATTATAAGTTATGAATATATTCGTAACTAACGACGATCCCGTGTTAGCAGCACGGGATCTTTGTGATCAACACGTAAGGTCAAAGATGCAAGTGGAGGGAAGTATTATGTTAGCGCATGCATTCCCGCAAGAACTGCTTGATCATCCATCTACACCTAAGACACAATCTGGTAAATCAAGAAAATCAGGTAAAGGTTATGCTAAACATCAGTGCTCAATCTGGGCCCGTGAAACAAAAGCTAATTTTGAATGGTTAGCAACACATACACTTGAAATGTTTACTGAGAGAATGTATCGATGGACAAATTCTAACGAACACTTTACTAAAACGTTTATTCAATGGTGTAATAAAAACATTCACAATATTACCACAACTAAATCTGAGCTTACACCATATGCAGTTGCTATAAGTGCTGATTGTAATTGTCGACAATTACCTAATTTTAATCAGTTAAGCGTAATAGATCAGTATCGTGCATATATTATATACGATAAAGAATTTGCTACATGGACAAATAGATCAGAGCCTACTTGGTATAGTCAATCTCAATTTGATCCGATGCAATATTTTTAGCATCAATATCGATTAACGCATCTAACTTATTAATAAAGTCCTTACCAATGAGTATTTTATATTCATTGCTAGCTCTATTACCAATACTAAAAGGTACATTGTCAAACTCCTTACCACCAAACTTCATACGGAAGCGTACTACAGGTCTTTCTTCAATATTACCAGCGCCTATGTTAATAGCGATAGTGTCCTCGATATCTTTAATTAATTTTTTACCATTAATAGTAGTGAAAAGTATTTTATCACCTTGACGAGTAATATCTTCGCCGTGTAATACATTAAAGGCACCATTACCTGAATCAATCTTCGCCTCTACACGACCAACACCGTGAAGATCTATAGGCTCAATAAGACCGATTACAGTCTTTTCAAAAAACTGTTTGAAGCTTTTCATTAGTTACAATCTGGGCAACCTCCACATTTGCAACCCATAGCTGCATAAGAACATTTTTCTGTATCTTCATATCCCATATCGTACATGTCCTCATTGTGATCACATCCACACTCTTTATCTTCATGCTGTTGATACTCGAGCCAATGATAGACAGAGGATATATAATCTGAAGCCTTTGTTATTTTCGATGAAATCCACCCTTCGAGACCAGGCATTTGTTCTACCATGGCTTTTAATTTTGGCGCTAAATCACAAACCTTGTGAAGTTCAGCACTAGCCATTTCTATCTCACTATTATCATGCTCATGCTCGTAATCTTCTTCACTATTATCTTTAAACTCTGGTTTTGCACCAGGTAAGTCCATTGCAATAATAACTGGCTTACCGACAGGCTGTATACCTGCAGCTGCAGGACCTAGGTTCATCTCTGAAATTACCTCGTAAGCGCTAGCTAATGATTGTTGATCACGTTTCGTAAACATATTATTATTTAATACGCGTGCGTATATTTTGGTATATTTTGTGCTTAATATCATCACTAACCTTTGACGACATGCCTTTAACAAATTCTTTATAATTACCCTGCTTGGCAAGCTCGCGAAGCTTTGAAGCACTCATACCTTCAACGCCTTCAGAATCAGGATCACGTTCACCTGCTGATTCAAACTTATATGTATTAAAACTAAAGGGTATGTTACCACTCTTATCGGCCTTGTTATTATACATACTTACTAATCTTTCAAACTCTGGTATTCTATCGCTACCTGCTATATGGATTATTTTTGTGTATCCTTTTTGTTGCAGATCTTGTAAAAGAGTAATAAGAGTTTTACCACTGGTATTAATAGTAGCGGTGTGCGACATTGGGGTAAGAATAGAAATCTTTTCATCTAATGTTAAGGGATTTTTTTTATTATCCTGTGAATGAGACGGAGCAATAATTGCATCGGCATGCTCACGCTTTGCTACCTCTTCTACTTTATTAATAAGCTTTTCATGTCCTATTGTTGGAGGATTATATCTACCGTAAGCAATGACAGCTGTTTTACTTTCAGCTTGCTCAGTAAAATAGAGTTTAAATATTTTCATTACCTTGCTGCTGATTAGGTTGTACGCTCCCCGGTCTTCCAGTACCGAAATTAGCTGCACTAAACTCTTGTCTATTTACTAATTTTGTAATATCTGCACCTTCAACGCCTACTTTAGAGAGAGCAAAGCCTTCTGGTGATGTAGTCTGCCACACTCCAGGTGTTTCTTCAAGGTAAGTACCTAATAAATCATTTTTGGTAATCTCGTTGAATATTTTGACGAGATTATTTTTAAGGTTTGCAATTATTTTTGTAATCTCAAAGGCGTATTTAATAGACGACTTAAGATTCTTAAGCTCTGAAATAGTTTTTATCATTTCCTCTTGTTTCTTAAGCTTACCCTTTTCACTCTTTAATTTGTCTAGCTCTTTAGATAGTTTACTAGACATAAAGGTTATAAACTCTGTCGCTGACATTGCTGGGTCTTCAAGGAATCTTCCAGATCTTATTTCAGAATTAATGTATGTTTTAAGTGGGATTGTGTATTCATCAAGTCCACTAAAGTCGACTTTATCAGCGAGCTTTAAGACTGTATTCTTTTTCTTCTTTACATCGTTTAGGAGAATTTTACCGAATTGACTTTGACCATTTTTAGGTTTATTTGCTAACACATTAAAGACGAAAACCGTCTTAGAAGGCGAAAATTCAGATGGTGATGTAGTATACTTTTTAACTTTAAGAATACCATTCTGAATCATATACTCAATGTGAATAGCAACACCAATTTTAGCATTTAAAATTTCAGCACCATACGGACTTTCAGGTGACACCGCATACTTAATAGTGTTAGGAGTGAAGGTAATAAATCTATTTTCATTCTTAACACCATCAATTAATGTAGGCGTTTCAAATTGTTTAATAATATTATCAAACATGTAGTCCATTTGATATATACCCTTTAAATTTAAAGAAGGTAAGTATCTGAGAGCAAGAGTTAATTTTTCGACTAGACCTGGTGCATGTCCGTGATTGTTTTTAATATCCTCTTCAGTATAGTTAATTTTTGGATTTTTAGCAAACGCAGATTTACTAGCAACAAAGAATTTATTAGAAGGATCTACACCTGCAACAATAGCTGGGCTGCCGTCAAACTTAGTACTAATTACGTAGTCAGACTCATCAACAAAATAAGCAATAGAAGCTTCAATCTGATTGAGTGCTTCGATAACACCCTGCTTACCCTTGTTAAGAATATTCTCTTCGAGGTGATCGATATGTTTAACTGCTCCATCGATAGCATCGAAGAACTCTAGCATTAGTTGATAGTGTTGTTTAAAGGTGTTCATAATAAATTTTCTAGTTCGGTATCCGATTTGCCTATACTGGCTACGTTAGCTGTATTAGTCCTAACGTCTTGCGTATTCTTTGTTATTTTAGCCATCGGTGAAATTGAAGTTCTTAGATCTTTGATACCGTGATTACCGCCGCGAGATCCACTAAATCTGGCATACAAAACAGGCTCGTAATTACCTGTAGGTATGTCACCATTATACACTACATGATGTGCCTCAAGTTCATAAATGTTGTCGTTAGTAGGTACGATTGTCATATTACCTTGATATAATGCGTTAACGTTATCCACACCATACCCCTTACCGTAATCCATTCCGAATAGCGAGAGTTTTTTAAGTTCAGGATCTTTAATTTTTTTCCATAGAGATTTACCTGGAGGCATTCCATCAGGATACATCTCTTTAATTCGAGCAACAAATTCTTCTACTTCTTCATTCTGACAAATATCTTTTCCTGACTTACACGTTGTACCGCCATATTGCTGATAGTCAGAAGCTTTTTTACCTGCTTTATGTGATATAAACAACACAGGCTTACCTCTGTAAGTAAAATTAAAATCGCTCTTAGGAGTACCTGGTGTCGACTTAATACCATCAATCCTTTGACTATACCCATTTATATCAATAATAATATAATCATCATTGTTCTGCAGGAGAAGTGCTTTAACCTGATCTTCTAAACTGTTTAAAACAAGGTCTTCGTCAATAGTACCAAAGCCTTTACCTTTACCCAATACGATAGGATATTCATTTCCGCTTTTATCATGTACAATATACGTACGAAGCTGTCCTGACGTAGATCCTTCCTCACCGGGTCTTGCTATTCTTATAACTGTTAGACCAGCATCTTCTAGTGCCTGTGTGAATTTAGATGGATCGTAAGAGCCTATTGGCTGTATTCTTACGTCCTTACCCGAAGTACCAACTTCTAAACTAGGATCTTGTGCAGCAATAATTATTGCTAATTCCTTCTTACTATATTTTTTAGTTTGTTCGTCTGCTTCACCCAAGACTCTCAATCTTGCAGGTACAGGTACCCGCACGCCTCTAATTGTGGACTCGTAAATTTTTTCTAAACTCCACTGCATAATTATATTCCGTTAAGAACATTTTGAAATTCCTCCTTACCACCGGCAAGTAGTTTTTCTATCGCTTCAGCGACTTCTTTAGGATTTTGTTCTTTATACTCCTGATTTATGGCATCAATAATTTTTAACTCCTCAGCATCAGGTGAATGTGAAAATGCCTTAACAAGAAGATCGACGAGATATTTCTCGCCCTCAGATGACAGAGGTAGTGTTTCAGGTGCTGGTGCAGGCTGTGTGGTTACATCTGTAGCATCCACCGGCAAAGGCTCGTCCTGCTCTAATATGTGGAGATATCTATCGATTAATTTTAATGTTTTCATACGGTGATTTTTTTAGCTGCTGCAACTAATTTATCTGCTAGAGCTCTTTTTGCTATTTGAACTTTACGTGCGGTCGGGTCTAAAAGTTGTTGTTTAAGGCTTTGACTCGGTATAGACATTACTGCGCCTACTGTTTTAACTACTTTTTCAATATCTTCAGATTCTTCTTGTTTAACACTGCGAATACTTTTAACTTCTAGTTCTACAACAACATTTTCTTCATCAGTCTGTACAACTATAGAAATATCGTTACTACCTTGAGTAGCAGTAGCCATAATATCATGTTGGATAAGATACTTTTGGAGCATACGCTTACCCTTTGTTATAGAATCGAGATCATTTTCAGGTGTATTTTCCGCTACTAAGTTAAGAAACTTACTCATGCTATTATTTATGTAAACAGAGCTAGTTTTGTCTGATGCTGGGTAAAATAAGCATTCCGTAAAAACGTTAATTCATTCTTTTTTAAAAAAGTGTTGAGCTTCTTTAGTGTAAAGGTTGTATTACTAAACTGTATAACCTTAAGAGCTAGTCCCTGCATCTCTGAAACAGTCTCGATATCATCCTGTTCATATCTTTTAATATAATCACTAAATAAAATATCTTTGGTGCATATAATAATCGGTAGCAGTATGCTGCATCTTTTAATAATATACTGATTTACACTTTCAAATTTTGCATCTTCTGCAAACAGTCGTGGTGTGTTACTATAATAAAAGATTGTCTTAACCTTGGTTTGTTTAATATACTCAGTTAGGTGAAAAATAAACGCATTAAAGAATATTTTCTTAATGTCTTTATTCTTATAATTTTCCGCAATATTATACTCGAACGCTGTATGATTAGTAGCAAAGTAAGCTTCTCTACTAATTACATCCAAATCTACAAAGTTAACACCAAAATATTTCTTTTCATGAAATATTTTTTGGTTTTTTTCCGATTCGAAGGTTGATAATTCCGTTATAGTATTCATTACTTAGAAGTACCTCATTTATAAATTGCAATCTCGCTTCATTATAGCTGAGTTCCCATTTAGAGCAACACCATTTTAGGATTTCAAAAGAAAAATTCTTAATACCGTAGGTTTTAATATCGCTATTAAGCTCATTGGATGAAGAAGTGTATATTTTCCAGTCAGTTTCAACAGTTTCACACCGTTTGTTCTTTTTACCTTTAAGAGGAGGTCTCTTTTTGATAGTTAAGCATTGCTTTTTACCAATATACTTACGGTTATTAATTAAATTAGTTATTTGATACACAAAACCGTATGGTATCTCTGCTGTATCCTCTAAAATTAACTGAGTCGTCCAGTGACCTAAATTTCTCATTTACGCTTTTTACGCTTCTTACGCTTTTTTAATGCTCCGCCTCGAGTCAGTATTACCTTAGATGCTTTAGGTATACGCGCATCACCTGGCGCATAAAAATCAAAAGAATTAGCATGACCATCCGCAGGATCGTATCCTCCCGCAGCCGCAGCACTACCTAAAGATCCGCCACCGACTGATGAATCCTCATGTAGCAATCTAAAGAATATACGTTCAAACTTACCACTTGATTCCATACTAAACTTATTTATACTGTATTTGTGGAAACGCTAAAGAAATATATTGAAGAAGTAAACAAGGATCTTCAAATTGATGATTTTAATCTTAAACAAGCGCAAATGAAAATGCCATCTCGTAAGCATTTCTGGGTCGCTAGACTAATTGATGCTAAAATTAACAAAAATAAACTACTAACCAGGAAAAAACAGCATAAAAAAGACCTAGTAACACGCATTATTACTGAGAGTCCTGTCAAAATAACAATTCAAACAGCGGAATCTGCTGCTGAAAACACGCAAGATATGGATGTTATTAACGAAAAACTTAAAGAATTGGATCTTATCATCGAGTATCTTGAAAAAGTAGAAAAAATATTTAGCTCAATGCACTGGGAGATTAAAAATATAGTGCAAATCAATCAAATGGAACAATTATAATGGAGATTAACTTTAATTATAATAACTCAACCGGTAAAATAGCACTATCTACTGACGATAGTGATCTTTTTAGCAGGATACGCGAGTATTTTAGTGCAGAAAACAAAGGAGCTCGTTTTGCTCGTCGATTTAGTCGATTTGCTCCGCAACGCAAGTATATAATTACACAATCAGGCGCGTGTGAGCTCGGATTATACTGGGAAATTAGAAAGTATCTTATTGAAAATCAAATATTATGCGACATAAACATAAGTACTAAGCTTCAAAACATACTTGATACTGCGATCAACTCGCCCCTTTATAGTCAATTTAACTTCGAACTACGAGATTATCAAACAGATGTACTAGAAAAGGCGCTAAAGCTTGGTCGAGGTACATGCGTATTGGGTACTGGTGCAGGTAAGACGTTTACAACAGCAGCTCTAATAGAAAACTATTATAGAAACAGTAATAACAAGCTAACATTTAAGTGTATTGTTATAGTACCTGACTTAACCCTAGTGGAACAAACATACGAAGAGTTTATAAACTGCGGTATTAGCTATAAGATTACAAAATGGACAGGCTCACACAAGCCAGACCTTACTTCTAATGTAGTTATTTGTAATATTGGCATTCTCCAAAGTCAATTTGAAGAGAGTGAGTGGGTTAAATTTGTAGATCTATTAATTGTTGACGAATGTCATAAAATTAAACCCGATAATAAAATTAGTAAAATTATTACTAAAATTAAAACGCATAATCGATACGGGTTTACAGGTACATTACCAGAAGAACAAATAGATAAATGGTCTATTATAGGTAAATTTGGACCTATAATATATGAAAAGAGTAGCTTTGAATTAAGAGTTGAAGATTTTTTGGTTAATGTTGAGGTAAAAGGTATTAATATAACTTACTCGAGTACAGTACCAAAAATACTAGATAATGAATATAGAAACGAGCTAGATTTTATATACAAAAATGAATTTCGTAATAATTTAATTAAAAACTTATGCGATAGACTTACTAACAATACTTTAGTACTAGTCAATCACATAGAACACGGTGAGTTATTATATAATACTCTAACATCTCTAACGAGTAAGCAAATTTACTTTATTAGGGGTGAGGTTGAAGTAGAAGAACGAGAAAAGATTAAGAGAGAGATGGAGCTTAATAATAATATTATATGTGTAGCTATTAGTGCTATCTTCTCTACCGGTGTAAACATTAAAAACTTACATAATATTATCTTTGCTGCTGGCGGTAAGTCATTTATACGCACAGTACAGTCGATCGGCCGAGGGTTACGTAAACACGATAACAAAGACAGGCTTATCATTTTAGATCTAGCAGATAATCTTAAGTACGGAAACGCGCATAGTTTAAAAAGGCAGTCTATATATACTAAAGAAAAAATAAAATATAGTATAAAGAAGGTTTTTCAACCTTGATCTTTTAACCACAAAACTTATACTTATATAAGATGTCAAAAGAAGCTAAAGCTAACTATTATATTGATCCAAAAGAATTTAAAGAATCACTGAGAACGTATTATGATTCAGATAAAATGACGGATGATCTAGCTGAAAATATTAAAAAAATTGCTTACGGATTGAGCTATAATCCGTCATTTATTAACTACACCTATAAAGATGATATGATTGGTGACGCTCTTATTAAGATGTATGCTGCTCTTAAATTTAAAAAGTACGACTTTAGTAATAACTCTAATCCATTCTCATATTTTACAACGATAGCCTTTCACGCATTCATTAATCGCATTAAAAAGGAAAAAAGGCATCATGAGGCTGTTAAGAGCTACAGAGAAAAAATGTATGAAGATATCATGACAGATCCTGAGATTAGTAGTGGTTATATCTACGTTAAACCTGTAGGTGGAGATTACGATGATTATGGAGACGATTAATTTAAATAAGTCTCGTGTAGCGATTATATCAGACCTACACCTCGGTGTTCATACTAATAGCACCTTTTGGCATAATATAGCTTTAGAATGGGCCCGCTGGTTTAAAGACCAACTTATATCAAAAGATATAACAGATATTATATTTTGCGGCGATTGGCATCATAACAGAAGCGAAATTTCTGTAAATACGCTGCAAGTATCAGCTGATATACTCGACATACTAAAAGATTTTAATCTAATAGCTATTGCAGGTAATCACGATATGTATTTTAAACATAGAACAGATGTTAATTCACTTTCTATCTTTAAGAGTCGTAAAAATATCACTATACTCGATTCAATAACTACAGTTAATTTGTACAATAAAACACTAACCTTTTGTCCTTGGAATAGTGTTGTTGAGGATATACCGACAAGTGATGTGATTTTTGGTCATTTTGAAATTGAAACCTTCGCGATGAACACATATAAGATCTGCGAAGAGGGAGTCAAGGTTAAAGATCTTATTAAAAAGAGTCCATTAGTAATATCCGGACACTTTCATACTAGACATAGCAAACAATACGGTAGTGGTACTATTCTTTATGTAGGTAATCCGTTTCAAATGGATTTCGGTGATATTAATAACGATAAAGGTTATCATATACTAGATCTTGAAACTATGGAATGTGATTTTACGACGAATATCATTTCCCCGCAATATAAAAAGATATCTCTTAGTGAGCTTATCGATGAAGGAACGATAACGCAGATTATAAAAGATACTTTTAAGAACAATATCGTCAAACTTAAAGTAGACAAGAATATATCTCAGGAAGATATGGGATTCTTGCTCAATAAGCTATCGCAATTAGCTCCACAAGAGTTAACAGTCGATTATGATATCAACTTTAATCGGTTAAGAGCTGATACCGAACTTAAGGAAGATCTTTCTGGTATAGATATTGAACAAGCTATTACAGAGTTTGTTAATTTGCTTGAGATTGAGAATAAAAAAGATATAATTCAGTATACATTAGAACTGTATCGTAAATGTAATGCATGAAAAGAGTAAATTTTAAAAAAATAACCATTAAAAACTTTCTATCTATAGGTGAGGAACCTGTAGTAGTAGAATTCAAAAAGGGTCTGCACGTCATTACTGGCAATAATAAAGATAAGCCAGAGAGACGTAATGCTATTGGTAAATCAACTATAGCGGATTCGGTGTATTTTGCAATATTTGGCGAGACTCTAAGAGAGATTAAGAAAGATCTTATTCCAAATAATATTACTAGCGGTAAAACGCATGTAGAGTTAGATTTTGAAGTTGTAACTCCAACAGGTACTAGTGAGTATACTGTGGTTCGAACGCTTTCACCGACAAAGGTACTAGTCTTTGAAAATGGAGTGGATAAAACTCATGATAGCACTGCAAATACCACTAAATTTATATGTGATATTATAAGCGCATCGTCCGCTATCTTTAAAAACTGTGTTATAATGACAGTTAACAACGCGATACCGTTTATGGCGAAGAATAAAATCGAAAAGCGTAAGTTTATCGAAGATATTTTTGGCTTGGAGATATTTAGTGAAATGATATCTCAGTTAAGATCTGAGTACAATGATATTAAGCGTGACTATGAGACTAAACAGACGTCGGTCAGTGAGATTGAGAGAGCATACAACAACTATGTTACACAAAAAGATAACGTTCTTTTAAAAAGAAAAGAGAAAAAACAACTCTATGTAACACGTAGAGATAATAACATTAATGAGAAGCAGGAGCTATGTGAGTCAATTAAATTAATACAAGATATTAATATTGATGCAGTTACTGTAGATATTTTAAATTGCGAAGCAGGAATTGAAAAGTGTGACGATAAAATTACAAATTTAACAACTGAGATTGCTACAGAAAGGCAGAAAATTGCCAATCTTAAAGCTACCTATACTAGTATAGGTACTGAACAGGATAAGTGTCCTGTTTGTCTTCGCGAGATTAAAGATCATGATGTAGATTATATTGCTAGTGAGAAACTTGCTCTTAAGATCGAAATGGAAACATTGGCTGCAGAGATAAAAGAAAAAGCTAATGTACTAGAAGATATAGCTAAGAAGAAGACAGCTATTAAAAATAAGATTAGTGCTTTGCGATTAACAGTTAATCGAGCATCTCTCAATGAGCAGGATAAAAATAACAAACTTGAGAGAATTAAGCAACTTGATAAATGGCTTCAAGAGCTAGAAGAAGATCTTAAATCAGTCGAAAGTGAGAAGACGGACTTTGATGATATTATCAACGAAACTAATGATCGTCTTTGCGAAGTAACTCTGGATACAGATCAATCTAGAGATAAGCTCAGTAAATTAGATATTGTAAAGTATATTATTAGCGAGGAAGGAGTAAAGTCCTTTATTGTTAATAAATTATTAGAGCTTCTCAATAGCCGGTTAATACACTATCTGCAAAAGCTTGACTCAAATTCTATTTGCGTTTTTAATGAGTATTTTGAGGAAGAGATATTAAATGAGAAAAATAAGGTATGCTCTTATTTTAATTTTTCAGGAGCTGAGCGCAAATCAATTGATCTTGCATGTCTATTTACTTTTTCAGATTTAAGAAGAATGCAAGGAGGTGTACATTATAACATCTCAATGTATGATGAGTTATTTGACTCGTCTTTTGATGAAAAGGGTATTGAACTAATAACAAATATTCTTAAGGAGCGTGTTGAAGACTTAGATGAATGTAGCATTGTTATTTCTCATAGAAAGGAATCCATTAAGGCTGTTACTGGCGATGTTATTTATCTTGAGAAGGAAAATGGTATTACTAGACGCCTATATGACCAGGAATTTTAATTGATTTTAACAAAACACAATCTATATATTAATATATGTTCACCCCGCAGAGCTCGCCTTACGCATCACCTTTTGCTTCACCTTTCGCTCAACCATTTCAGGGATTTGTACAGCCCGCTGCTGTGCAGGTAGAACAACCTCGCGAGCTTACAATGCCAAGATATATAAACTATCTAGCAGATTACAGTGGGTGTGGTCATTGGAGAATTCTTTGGCCTGAGCAAGTTATTAATGCAACAGGAATAGGTTGCTCGTCATCTCTAACCGCAATGGTTTTCGATCCACGCTGGTATAGCGGAGTTAAGGCCGTGAAAGTTCAACGTCAAGCTAGTTCCGCACAAAAGCAGTTCATTCAGCACCTTAAGCAGGTCCAGCAGGAGCATGGATTTAAGCTTATATATGAGGTTGATGATGTAGTGTTTAGAGAGGATATTCCTGATTATAATAAATTTAAATTTGCTTTCGATAATGACGAAATTCGTCAAAACTGTATTGACATAATTAATATGTGCGATGAAGTCACAGTAACTTGTGATTTTATGAAAAGGCTCTACCAAGAAAAGACCGGTAAGAAGGAAATTACGGTTATTCCAAACTTCGTTCCATCGTTTTGGATGGGTAGTTTATTCGACCGTAAGCGTATTTACGATAATTTTGATAAACATAAGAGAAAACCTCGTATTCTATATACTGGCTCCGGCGCACATTATGATGTAGATAACAAGGTTGGTGGTAAGGACGATTTTGAACAGCTTCTTAAGTATGTAGCCGACACTAGACACAAATATCAGTGGGTGTTTATGGGATCCTTTCCACCACCACTGGTTCAATATATTCAAGATGGTAGTATAGAGTTTCATCCTTGGCAAAACCTACTAATGTATCCGCGCGCGATCGCGTCTCTCGATGTTCAGTTAATGATCGCACCGCTACAAGATAATAACTTTAATAAAGCAAAATCTGATATTAAGTTTATTGAAGCAGCCACGCTTGGCATTCCTTGCCTATGTCAAGATATGGAAACTTATTCTACAGCTCCCGCTGCTCTTAGGTTTAGTAACGTGAGTGAGTTCGCTGCTAAGGTTGAAGCAATACTCGATTACAAAAATAGACAAGCATATTACAAAAGCGTTGATACATTGCGTGATATTGGCTCTAGTCGTATTCTGGAATTACCGGAGAATATAGGATGCCATATGGAAGCTCTCGACACTCCATACGGCTCGCCTGAAAGAAAGTTCTTACGTAAGTGGAATTAATCGAGCTTGATTAGATAGCAGAGTAAGCTATAATCGAGTATATGTATAGGAATGCTGTGTATAATGGTCGCGATCAATCTGTTAGTCTCTTTACCTGGGATACAGATGGAAAGCGTATTGTGTCGACAGTATCTATAGCCCCTTACTTATATGTTGAGGATCCCAGAGGTGATAAGACTACAATCTATGGTACTAAAGCCAAGAAGCGTATCTTTCCAACGGCTTACGAGCGAAATAAGTTTGTAACAGACTCAGGTATTAAACGCATTTATGAGAATATACCTGCATCGCAACAATACCTCATCGATACGTTTTGGACGGAGAATGAAAAGCCAGAGTTTACGCAGTTACCTCTAAAAGTAACATTTATCGATATCGAGACTTATTCAGTCGATACATTTCCTGATATTGAAGATCCGACTCATACTGTAAACGTTATCACCTGCTACGATACGTTTAGTAAGAAGTTCCATACCTTTGGACTTAAGCCATATACAGGAGAGGCTAAAAATGTTATATATAAGTACTGTAAGGATGAGCGTGAGCTGTTCAAACAATTTCTGGATTACCTAGAAGCGGACTATCCTGATGTATTGAGTGGCTGGAACTCCGAGTTTTTTGATATACCGTATATTGTCGCGCG